AAAAAAAAATAAAAAAAAAATAATACCTGTATATAGTGTATTTTTTTACTGAATTGATTTTCTTTTCTTTTTGATTTGAAAAAAAAATTGAAACATATTTATACCATAATAATATTAGATAAATTAGTAAAGGAAGATGAGTATAAACGAAAACGATAGAGAACTGATGGAGGCGGAGATTGATATGCTTTGTAAATATTATAAAGTAGGTTCAGTAAAGCAATACCCTAATTGGGGTGGAGGAATACCAGATGAAATAAAAGCGGAAATTGAAAAGGTGTTGAAGGTTGTTGGGTATTGTTGTTGGTTTGGTGATTGGATAAATCATAAAATATATACTTGGGTATTTACTGAATGTTTGCTGAACGGCGATGAACCTGTTCCGTATCTTGATTACGAGGAGATTAATATGCTAAACGAAAAGAAGTATAAATACCAATTGAGATTTGAGCGTAAGAATGGTGATGTAGATTTTGCTGAATTTTATGGAAAGTGGGAGTGGGATAGTGAGGAGGAGTTGTTGGAATATTGGAAAGATTTGAGGCGTTATGTAAAAAAGAGGAAGGCGGTGTCTTATTATATTACGAAAGCATGGGGCAATTTAGAAGATGAAAATATGGATTATGAAATAATTTGGGACAGCAAAACAGATAATTGAGTTCTTCATAAAATTGATTATATAATATATATAAAATTGATTTAAATAAATAGCAATATATAATATATAAATACATAGAATGAACGGAGATTTAAAAACGAATTACCCTTTGATTACTGACCTGAATGGAACGATGCGTATGGAGCAAACCATATTGGGGTTTAGCGAATTAAATAAAAAGGCAAACAATATTATCACCGACGATGATGAGGTTGCTTACTTAAAAAAATTGGAGGACTTTATTGATGATGTTGCGAATAAGCAAAAAAAACAAATAAAAAATAAATTGGATATGATGGAGCGAACTAAACGCTTTGATATGATAAACTTTATAAAACACCTACCTTACGATATGGAGTATGAAATAAAAAAATATATACAACCTGAATTGAACTATACAAGGAAGTTCTCAATCTTGCGACAACTTGATAGTGGATTTAGTTGGTGGCGTGATGTTGATGATTACCTCTTCAAAGTTCCAAAAAAATTGCTTATTAGCATGAAAGAAAGTTGTAATATTTACCCCAGTATGAGTATCGCATCAAAAGACCAAAAGGAAAGATGGTGTCGTATGATTATTGAGGAAACTCATAAATTAGTTCCAAAGCAGAAGGATACGATGAGGATTGATAAACTTTTAGCAAGTAGGAACGAGGAATGGAGTTGCGACCCAAACTATAAACTGATTGATAAGTGGTTTAAGTTCTTCCTGTATATTCATACTTTTAAAAAGTATAGGGCAGAATTGGAAAGCAAGGTTAAAAAAACCGACGAAAAACTTACCCTGCTTAAAAATAAAAAAATTATTGTAAAATTGTTGTAAAATTAAATATGTAAATACTATATACGATGGAGCGAACTATAAATAGTGATGGAATGGTTAGGGAAGAAGGTGATGGTGTTATTGTATATTATGGTGATAAATATTTATTTTCCAAACTAAAAAGACGGATTGAGAATGAAGTCGCAAATAAAAAAATAAAAATAAAAGAACCTATAAATATAAAATTGGAAGTCGTGGATTTAGGGATAGTTGAATAAAATAATATCTATTGTTTAATATATATTATTATGGAAGCAGTATCCTTTGAGAAGCAAGTTGAAAACATCGTTGGATTTAAAAATCTAATAGACGCTGATACAAGCAACGACTTTTTTTTATACCCTTTTATGAGTATGGTTCTTAACCTAACTGATAGTCAAGGGTTTATTACTGATATGGGAATGAAGTGTTTGTTTAACGAAATTAACAAGGACTTTGATATTATTAATCAGTCGCAAGAGAAACCATCACAAAAAGCACTTTGCCGTCTTTGCTTGTATTTTACAATCTGTTATAACCTCACAATTTATTTTGGAGGATTTATTATGGGTTTGGATACAGACGCAGGTAAGAAGTATGCTCAAAAACTACCAGTAGAACTGATTAGTTATTTGAAGGAGATTACTGAAAGAGCAGATAAACTCCACCCTATATTAGAGCATCAATTAAAAACACTAACAAGCAAACTAACTGATAAGTATGCGAAGATTTATAACGAGGAAAAGCGTAAGCACTGGACGAAGGATATATTCCAAACCAGCGTCCATATTCCAGCACACCCTGACGATTACCCAGAAAATTATAAACCTGAAAATTGTATTGATATTAATACACTTTAAAATCTGTATTAAGGGTAATATCCTCAACGCCTAATCCAATCATCTCAACGCCTTTAACCTTATACCTGTTTTTCTGTTGGTAAAAAATCATGGCGTATCTATCACCTTTAAACGCTTCTGTCTTGTGTGCTAATCTCGCACCATTAAATCCTATCACAACATCTTTTGAAGGATATAGTTTAGGTTTATCTTTATCATCGTATATATATAAACCACCACCAGTATAATCACCCAAAAAGGTAATACAACCTAATCCATCATTACCGCCGTCTTTGTGTTTCTTTGCTTTAAGATTTTTATTTAAAGTAATTACTGAATACTCAAATCCAGTAGGTAAAATTAAATTAGCATACTCTACAATCGTCTTAAATAATTCAGGATTATCCTTGTTTGGTTTAAACTCGCCAGTAGGTAAATATCTTCTTCTACCACCACCCAAGTTAAAGGTATAACCCTTTGAACCAACAATTTCACCACGCTTTGCTGAACCGCTTTTATAAAACCCACTTGCGATTGGAGGTATTTTGGCGTTAGAAATAAGTTCTACTAATTTGGATTGGAGTGTCTTTATCTTTGGAGTAATAACAATCTTATCCACAAACACTTCTGTATTATCAGGATTATCTCTATCTAAATCTTCAACCTTTAATTTCCCACCTTCCAATTCATCATCATCACATTCGCAATCCATACCCTCGCCTTTTCTCAACAAGATTTCACCCATAGGTTTATCATTATCTCTTCTTGTATTATTCTTAACGAGGTTAGGGTATTTACGAACTAATATATCAGCATCACTCATCATGGTTTTAATCCTTTCACCTTCATTCTTGGTAATATCATATTTGAAAGATAATTTATTAAACCTGATAAGACCGCCATTCTTCAAGTATGATTTTATAGCGTATTCATAATCACCCTTAATTTTAATATTCAAGTCAATCTGTAATTTTTCGTTAATAATACCCATTAACGCACCAACAATAAATCTTAAATCAGTAGTGTATTCATCTTTACTTTTCATGAAATAGGCGTTAGGAGCAGGATATAGACCCCATAATTTAAAACCATTATCTTCGCATAACTTAAATCCTTCATCAATAATAGATTTTAGTGTATTTGTTTTAACAAGTTTATTGCCTTGAAGTTTATAAATAGCACTTATATCGTCATCTAATTTGAGTATTTTTTGACCTTTCTTGTAGTGTCTAAAAACCCAGTTCATCTGTCCGTATATACCTTTATTTTCGTTAGTAATAATTATCTTATTGTAATACTCTTGTGGAATACCTTGTCTATATAAATCTGCCTGTTCCTTATCATGAACTACTAAATTGATAATACTACTTGGTATTTGATTTTCTTTTAATACTGATAGAGTTTTATTTAAGCATCGCTCAACTCTGTTATAGGTTATTATCAATATAATATAGTCGCTTTTTTTAGGTGGGGCAACAGACCCCCCAGTTAGTTTAAACGGACATCGCCATTCGCACCGAGATTTGCTTGGTTGTATAGTTCAGCAATATACTCGTCCCTTGATGTAGGCATACCTTTACCACTAATTTTCTTTTTGGCGTAATTACTTGCTAAATCAATTGCGACAGGGGCAACCGCTTTTCCTACTTCTTTCAATACATCCATAAACCCTTCGCCTCCTTTATAACCTGCTTTACACTTGGGGTCTTTGAGTGCCTCGCTATACTTCATATTGTTCTTTTTAGCATACGCTTTAACATACTCTATCCACTTGTTCGCCATCTTTGTATTAGTATTAGATTTTATTTCTCCGCCTTCCAGTTTTTTTTTTTTATATTCCTTTAAAAACTCTGGGTCAGTTTCCCCCTTAAATACAGCACCTCCTTCTGTTCCTACACCCTGTTTAATTACATCAAACCTCGCACCTATATCTGTTAAAGTATTAGCAATCTTTCTTAATCTGTCGTTGCCCTCAAATAGAACTTTGGTTTCCTGTTTCACCCAAGATTTATCAGTTTCAGTTCCAATATTATTAGCAGTTAAAAAAGCAACGATGAAGTCCTGACAATTATTATCCTTTGCGGAATAAGTAAAAAACTTTCCACCCATACGCTCTTTGGTCTTGTTTAAAGCATCGTTTAAAGTTAGTCCTGTTGGAATGTCGCTACTTGTAATATTTTTAGTTTCAGTTTCTTTTGGTGATTTACAAGTATTTTCAGCGTTAATAACCTCATTCTTTTCAAAAGTAATCCTATCCTTACTATCTAACTGAATACATATAAATAAGTGAAAGAGTGTATCATAAGGGGTATTTTCTAACTTTTGACTAAAAGTATTACCACTCGCTACTTGTAAGGCAGTCAATAGAGGAGTTCCCAGTGGGGTTCTACCAAGCGTAATTCCAGTAATATTCTTATCACCATATTTGCTAATAATATTGCGAACTTTTGGTGGATAATCATTACGACCATAAATAACGGCAGTAGCAGTATCTTTAACCTTTTTAACTTTTTCTACAACTGCGTCTTTGACTTTTCCAACAACCTTTTTTGCTCCTGAATATAAATCACCTAAAATACCTTCTCCTTCTTCTACTTCCTTTTTACCCTTACGCTTTTTAGCACTCGCCATAGTATTCACACTCTTTGCTTTTTTTGCCTCCTCTGCCGTAGAGTATTTTTTAGGGCGACCACGCTTTTTTACTTCGTTAATAACCATAGTGATATTTTCATCTTCTTTCTCAACTGGTTTCTTGGAAGGACGACCACGCTTATTCTTAACAGGTTCAACCATAAGAATATTACCTGCTAAATCTTGAACTGGAACAAAAGTATTCTTTTTAACCATTATTATATATATTCAACTATATAATAATTTCCATAATTACCACAACAATTGGTCGGCATAATAAGCAGGAGTGCCTAATTTGTTTCTATTACGCTCGTGTCTAATTTTATACAACCGCCTTCTTGTATCAGCGTATTCCTGTCCTTTTTCTTTGATATAACTTCTATAATCATTATATCGTGTATCCCCAACACTCATAATATACTGGTTATTGTAATCATGAATATCTATTTTTTTGAACTTCTTTTTACTTGGTTCAATCTTTACACCCAACTTTTTTGCTTGTTTGTAAGCATAAGGGTCTATTTTATATTCACCAAAAGCAAGAGGCACACCTTTACCTTCAAAAGCAGGTAAGTTTTTATCACCTTTGTATTGCTGTTTTAAAAGTATTTGTTTTAATAGATTTTCAGGGTCAATCTCATCAGGAGTTAAAGGAGTATTTTTATCCACTCGCTTCGTAGGTCTAAAAACAGGATATTCTAAACCACCAATATCCTTCCAATCTTCCTTGAACCAATTTGTTAAACCTGTATTTTCTTTTTTACCACTATAAGTTCCACCCATCGCTTTATATCGTTTAACCAATTGTCCGCTACGATAAGCGGAGTGCTGTGGATATTCTTGATACACAATTCGTTTTGCCTTTTCATACAATTCAGGATTATCTATTATACTCGGCATTATATATTAGAGGAGGAATTATTTTTCATCTTTATTACTAATATCCTCCTTGTGTGTTGCTAAAAACTCTGTTTCTTTTTCCTCTGCTTCAATATCACGAACTATTTTAATACAACAACAGGCAACCTCTTTACACTTGGACTTATACGCCATACTTGCTAATTTAATTATACACCCTGATATAGTCCCAATAAAGGCAACCCAAAATACTTCGCTCAACATTATATTATAGTTATATATTCTTTTCTTTGTAGAAGCAAAAACAACACCAATATTTTTCATACCATAATCTCGCTGGTTCTTTCTCACACAATATTTCTTCTAATACAGAAATAGTTTGTCCGTCGCTCGTCATCATAATATATCATGATATTTTTTAAGCAATATTTAATACACCGCTGTTATTCCACAAAGCACCAGCAGGAAGACCTGAATTACTCGTAGGCAAGTTAGTCATTATAAGGTTTTTTCCACTCCCAATAGTCATCTGTAAATCTTGGTCGGTAATGATTACAAGAGGAGCGTTATTTATTAAATCGGTATGCTCTATGGTGGAGGAACCACCAGCAGGATTAGTAAAGCGTAGATATTTTGCTGTTGATATTGAGTGATTTACATAGGTAAAACCTCCACCACTCGTAGAAAAAGCACACTCGGCAGAATTATTTGTTGCCGCATCAGTAGTCAATAAATTAATAGTTGGATTAGTTCCACCTGTATTTTGTAATAAAATAGTATCTGTATTATTAACGCCTGATTGAACCATATTAAAATCAGTTAAGTTCAAGGTTGATGATGCTGTTGTGGTTGTTGATGCTATAATAAATCCATTAGTATTATTACAATAAATAGACCCATCGGTTGAATAAAAACCTGTTGATGAGTAGTAAGTAGTAGCAAGTGTGTTTTGAATAGATAAGTTGTCTTGTGCGAGGGTTGATGATTTGGAGTTTGTAGTATCGTTAATAACTATCGCACCATTACCGAGTGTAGTAATAACCGCATTAGGAGCACTATCGTTTAGAGTAAGCGAACTATCTGTTTTTATAATAAAATTACCATTCGTAGTAGTATTTGCTCCACCTATTAGTAAGGGTGAAAGAACATTACTATTTGTTCCATCTGTGATGGTAATTGACGGCACAGCATTAGCAATAGTAATCTTTTTAGAAGTGGTTGTAGGATTAGTATTAGTATAAGTTCCTGATTGACTAATAGTTGAGGCACTTACTGCTCCCAAAGTGGAACTACCTGATACAATAAGGTTTGGTATGCTTTCCGTTCCTTGACCTGTTGGAAACCTTAAATATCGTGCGTCTGCTTCTTCCTCTGTTAAAGTTTGACTTCTTGCTGACGCCCAAAAGGCAGGAATAAATATACTTGTTTGGGGAAATAAAGGTGCGACTGAACTACTCATAATATTATATAATAACAATATATAATAAGTTTAGATGAATAATTCAATAACGAATGACTTTTATATTTACACTATAAAAAACTCTTTGTCTAAATCGTTGTGCGGTGAAATCATAGAGAGGTTTGAATTGGAGGATAAACGGACAGCAGGTATTACTTATAGTGGTAAGGATACTAATATTAAAGATACAACTGACTTTCACTTATCCGCTAATCCTGATGCGTGGAAAGATATTGATAAAGTATTGACTAACGAGTTAAGTAAAGCGTTAAACGAATATTTTGAATATTTAAACAAGGATATTAGTTTATTGGTTTGTAAGAATGTGAGGGATTTGGGATTTCAAATACAGAAATACGAAAAGGGTGTGGGTAAGTATGTTTTTCATAACGACCATCAGGTATATCATCATGATAGAATGGATAGAGCAATTACTTATATTTGGTATTTGAATGATGTTGAGGAAGGTGGAGAAACAAGTTTTTTTAATAAAGGTAAGGTGCGACCAGAGCAAGGTAAGTTAGTTTTATTTCCTGCCTGTTGGACTTATCCACATTCAGGGTTGATGCCTGTTAGTCATCATAAGTATATCATAACAGGTTGGGTGTTAAAATCCGTAGGTGCTAATTTTGAACCCTAATAATATATTTAACTACGCTAAACGGAGGTAGTAAATCAGCGGAATTACCAGCACTACCAGCATTAATAGATAGGGTTGTTTGTGTATATCCAGTAAAGTTTTTAAAACTTGGGTCGTTAGATGGCGTATTTTCACCTCTATTTGCTTCGTTAAATTGTGCGTTTTGAACCATATTATCAGGACTAATTGAAACAATATGATTATGGGTTGTTAATTGTCCGCTTGTAAGGTTTCTATTACCACCTGAACTAACTGATGCTCCTTGATAAGTAGCAGTTAAAATACCTGTATTATCAGCACCATAAGGAGATTTACCCAAGCAGTTTGGAACATTAAAATTAGCACCTGAACCACCATAAGTATATCCAATAAATCCAAATAAATCCTCATAAACCCCAGTAGAATAAGAAGTTCCATCACACCACACCCACTTATCAGGTAAAGTTGTTCCAGTAAATATAGTTATTTGCCCTATAAAGGCAGTTGAGGTTATGTTTGAACTACTACTTGTATCATCACCAAAATCAGTCCAATTTGAAGGTATAAAGATAGGTAATGGAAATAAAGGAGCAGGGTTTTCTATTGAGTTTTCCGCCATAATTATATTATAAGTATATATTAAATTGCCCTTATAACATAATTACAAACAAAGAAAGGTAGTAAATAATCATCTTCAATACCAGCATTCCCCATATTTGAATTGACTGCTAAACTTGTTCCATTCACATTAATAGGAGCAAGAGGATTAAATATATACGGACCAACTCCATTACTCGTCACATTAAAATTAACACCAATCGCCATATTTGCTGGGGCAAAGGTAAGAGCGTGAGAATGCGTTGCTAATTGGACTTCTTCTATTATTTTATTTCCACTTGTATAATAATTTCCTGATTGATAAGGTGTAGTCAAAGTTGATGTTAAATCAGCACCAACAAAGGTTTTATTTCTTAAATCAGGAACAGCAAAAGTATCACCACCACCTCCATAAAAATAACCAATTAAAGCAAATAAGGTAGGGTATTGAGTAATAGGATAGGCAGAACCATCACACCATACAAAATTAGCAGAAGGTAAAGTTGTTCTCGCAACCATAATTACTTGCCCTAAAATTGATGATGTTGTAATAGTTGTTGTATTATTATCTCCTACTTTGGGGGTGTTAATCCAATAATTAGGTATAAAAATTGGAGCGTTAATAATAGGCGTAGGATTTTCTGGTCGTGTTCCCATATTGATTATATTATAGGCAGATATTTAATTTGCCCTTATCATGAAATTAGAAACATTAAAGGGTGGTAATAATTCAGTAGAACTACCAGCATTACTCGCTGTTGCTGTATAAGTCGCTTGATTATAAAGAGCAGTTTTAACAATATCACCACTTCCTGCTGCTATACCTTGAACCGAATTATTTTGACCGAAAGACACCAACATATTACCTGCTGGTGATATATCTATACTATGAGAATGCGTTGCTAATTGATTAGAAGTCATAGTTCTATTACCGCCTGAAACAACAGACGAACCTGCGTAGGTAGTTCCAATATTTGCCGTTGTATCACTACCAACAGGACTTTTACCACATAAATTAGGAACATCAAAATAGGTTGCCCCATTCCAAGTAGCACTCGCAACAGCATAACCTGATGGCGTAGCAGAGGTATAAGTAAAAGTCCCACCACTTATAGAGTAAGTTGCTACGGAAGTTGTGCTATTACTTAACATTCCAATAGTGCTTCCCCACCCATTACTTCCTCCCAATACATTACCGCTGTTTGAATAGATTAAAACTAATTTAATAGTGTAAGTTGATGATGTAGATTGTATATCAGGTTTAAAACTCATACTAAAATTACCAATAGGAGCGTCGCCGTTAAAGGTCACAGGACTTGATGTATTAGATATAGTGTATGTAAGAGGACTAACTCCGCCTGACGCTAAATCTGCTGTTCCAGCGTCAAAAAAATTACCATCTTTATAAATCTCGTAATTAGCACTAACCGATAAACTTATTACCAGTGTTGAAAAACCAACAGGCGAAGAAGACCCAGTAAAAGTAGCAGATACAGGTGTAGTTAGTGTAAAATCGTTAGGCGTTCCAGTAGCGGTATTAGTTGGTATAACAATAGTCCAAAAGAGTTTGCTTATCGTTTCAGTAGCAAAGGGAACTGCTGTGCCTGTATTTAATTGAGGAGAATAAAATAAGTCCGCCCCTGCTGATGTTGATGATGATGCTGGGGTAGGGTCAGTAAATATTCCATAACTATAACCTATTACAGCAAACAAATCAGTATATACCAAAGCGTCGTAGTTTGCCCCATCACACCATAACCAATTAGAAGAAGGTAAAGTAGTTCCTTGATAGGCAACAATTTCGCCAACTATTTTTGTGCTTACCACTGGTGTTGATGTGGTTGAAGATAATGTAGTAATATCAGTCCAATTTGAAGGTATGAATACAGGTAGATTAAATATTGGTGATGGATTTTCAGGTTTAGTCGCCATTCTTGAATATAATATAGCAGTATATTATTTTCTACCAGTATATTATATTATGCCTCCAAAACAGCAAAAGAAAGCAGAGTTAGTAGATTGGTATAAGAAAATACCTGAAAGGTTCTTGCTAAAAACTCATAATCCACACTACGAAACACACCATATCAAATTACCATTCCGCATGATTATTATGGGTTCGTCAGGGTCAGGAAAAACTCAAACGCTTATGTCGTTGATATACAATATGCCTGATACTTTTGAAAATATTTACATCGTGACGAAAAACAAAGACGAACCTTTGTATAACTTTATTGATGAGAAACTGGGTAAGAAAGGGTTAAAGATGATGGAGATTGATAAGGACGGAATGCCTGATTTAGATAAACTCAATAAGGAACAGCAAACTTTAATAGTAATGGACGATTTAGTAGGCGAAAAGAACCAAAAACCGATGGAGCAATTCTTTTTGAGAGCAAGAAAGAAGAACGCAAGTTTAGTGTATATTACGCAGTCCTATTATGCTGTGCCGAAGATGATTAGAAACAATATGACTTACCTAATAATAAAGCAAATTAGTAGCATGAAAAACCTTACGATGATTGGGCGTGAGTTTGACTTGGGTATGAGTAAAGAAACGCTTACTTGTATGTATAAGGACGCAACTGCCGAAAAAAAGAACTTCTTGTTGATAGATTTAGAAACAGAACAACGAGATAGATTTAGGAAGGGGTTTAACGATATTTATGATATTGAGGATACAGAAGAAGAAAAATAGTATGTTATTTATAACTTTTTCGCAACAATTTTTATATTTTTTTTTCTCATGATAAAATATAAAACAGAATGAGCGGAACTGGTAGTTTGATGATACGAAACTTACAAAAACCGAGTGATTACTCAAAGGGGGTTATGACCCAAGATGAACTGCTCCGTATTGCTATTGCGAACGATGCGAATGTAGCACAGGCAAGACAAGGTTTCCAGCGTGGAGAGGTTCAGGAGCAAACCCCACAGCAACTTAAATCTCCTGCTACTCTACAAGCAGATATAGCACTACAAGAAAAAACTGCTCTTGATAATCTCCTACGATTATTCCAGTATAGGGAGGCATCAACTATTATTGCTTCTCTTAACCCTGATGAGATATTTACTTTGAACCAATCGTTTCCTGAAATAGAGCGTGATATTAACAGACGCTTTGCGAAGGGTCTTGTGTCGCCAACTTTTTTTGTAGAATATTTGAGAAAGTATAAGGAAGAGTTGGAACAATCAAAAGGAGTTTCCACGAACTTATCCTCTATTACTAACAAGTTTAACGCTTTGACTGATAATATCAACGATATTAGGGCAATCCTACCTACAAGAAACCAATTTGCTACTTTACAGGATTATTTGGAAGACCAGTTTGATAGATTACCTCGCTATGTTGTAGCACCTCTTTTGGATAGAATACAACGCTTACAGAATGCTATACCTTCCAACGAAGAGTTTAGAAGGGTTAGTGCTAATAGTGAATTAAACCAATTTGAAACACTTAATATGCTACAAACTATTACTGCTGATATGCCTACGCAAGTTCAAATACAAAGGATATTAGAAGATATTAATAGTGGTAGAGTTGATTATATAATGGGAACTGCGGCAATTGAAAAGTTAATATCAGGTGTGAGCGACGAACAACTTGACCGATTAGAAGAAATAAGGCGAGATATTGCTGAAAGTAGCACCCCTCCAAAAGGTGATACTGGTGATATTGATATATTAGCACAAGTCGTAGTTGGTGTAGCAGGTGTAGCACGATTAGTAGTAGCAAGAGCAATAGGTTCATCAACAGGCACTCCAAGCAAATCAACATTCGTATATATTTTGAATGAATTAAGTAAGGAACGACTTACAGCAAACTCATTATTAGCGTTAAGCGAAAATAACACAGGGTTTAGAAACTGGTATGCTACGAATGTTAAAGGGAAAGTTCAATTGAATAGATTGAATGATTATATATTAACCAACACTTTACAATCGTCAGGTTCTGCTCAATCGTCAGGTTCTGCTCGTAGTGATGCTACAAGCAAAGAAAGTTTTAGCACAGAAAAAAGCGGTTTTGGATTGAAGGCAAAAAACGGCAGAATTAGAACTAAAAAAATTGGAGAAGGTGTTAAGTATGAACCTGAACCTACATACAGGCAGTTTGGTAAGTATGTTATTAATATACCTCAACTTAAAGAGCGTGATATTTTGAATGTAAAGTTTCCAAGTTTAGGACGCATACCTCAATTTAAACCAACGCCTATTAGTGATGTGATGAAGGAGTTTTTGTTAGAACTTTTGGATACTGGTAAGGTAAGTAATCGTATTTACGAACAAATACCTATTGAGGAAAGACAACTTTTTGAAAAGATTGCTACTGGTGCTGGTATATTAAACTCACTCAAATTAAAAAGAACAATTAGCAACGAGGATAAAGAAGACAACGATAGATTTACTCTTTTGAAAGGAGAATATTTAGCAGGAAATAATAGTGTTGCTTTATTAAAAGAATTAAGGAAGTTAGTAGTGAAGTTTATGTCGCAGGGCAAAATATCCAAGCATGATGGAATGAACTTACTTATTGAATTATCTGTCTAATTATTTTATATTGTATAATATATATAATATGAGAACTCTTATCGTGAATAGTAGTAATGTGGTTGCTAACACAAATAATTCTGTTTTTAAATACAACTTCCCTGCTGGTAATGTGGAGTTTGTGAAAGGACAAAAATTAGCACTTGGGTCAATACAGATGTTTTATTCAACCTTTAATATTACTGCCTCACAGGGCAACAATCAGTTTAGTTATGTTTGGGTTGATGGAAGAGAAATTACGATTACCATACCTGATGGATTTTATGAGATTTCTACGCTCAACGATTTTTTACACTTTGTTATGGTTCAACAAGGACACTACCTTTTAGATACTGCTGGAAACTATTATTATTTTATTACTATGGTTATTAACGCTTCTACCTACCAGATTGATGTAAATTGCTTTCCTATTAGTTTAGCGACATACCCTGTTGCTACTTATACTATTGGAACTTACACTGCTTCTACCATCACAACTTCTTCTCCTACTACTCCTGTTTATTGGAGCAGACCTACTGCCTCTATTACCCCTATGTTTAGAGTATTAACAAATAATTTTAGAAGTATTATTGGATTTACGGCAGGTTATTACCCACAAGGAGCAACTGGTTATGCTTCTACTACACCTACCACACCACTCGCCCAAGCAGTTATTACTAACTCTCCTTCAACTACTACCTTTACTATTACTTCTATTGTTGGAACTGCTTTAACGACAACTGGTTCTCCTTCTCTTTTAGCAGGTATGGTTATATCAGGAGCAGGTATTACTGCTGGAACTTATATTGTATCAGGTTCAGTGAATAGTTGGTTGGTTTCTGTAACGCAAACCATCGGTGCTATTACAGGAACTTTTTATGCTATGACTGCCTCTCAATCTCCCAGTTATTCTACTATCCAAACTTTTAATTCTACTTCTGTTCCACAAGTATCTCCACTATCGTCTTATGTTTTGAATTGTAATCTATTGAATAACAATTTTGCTATTCCTAACTCGTTGCTTTATAGTTTTGCCCCTAACGCTACTTTCGGTTCTCAATTTACTATTGCTCCCAATCAGTATAGTTTTATTGATATACAACCAGGTCAGTATAACTCTTTCCAAGTTTTCTTTACAGACCAAAATAATATCCCAACTTTGCTACAAGACCCTAATTTAGTAATATTGTTAGTCATAGCAGATAAGGGTGAATTAGAAGGATTGATTTAGTTTTTTATCTCTTATATAATATATAGTATGTATATTCACAGATTAGGTTCAACGACAAGTGGAGCAGGTTTAAGAACAAGTATGGGTATTAGCAAAAATCACAATATCGCAAGAAGTAATAAAAGAACTATGGGTTCAGGTTTAGTTCCTGAAATCTACGAAAAAGGAATGGTTCAGCGTAAAAGTGATATTCTTCGTAATTTAAAAATCGCACAACCAAGAGTTCCAAAGAAGTATATATCCTTTGATGTTTAGGTAAAAGATTTAGCGATACGATACAAAAAAATATATTTTGTATAGTATATATATAATGGATAATCTTGTCTTTGAAGAAAGCGTCAATACGGAAGTGTCTTCCAGCGAGTTTGTTGATAAGCAGTGGTTGTATGTGAATGATAATAACAACGGCAGTTATTCAGGACAAATTGTTTTAGACACAACTTCCCTTTCAAACAGCGGTTCTTATATTAATTGGAGCGAGGCGTTTATTGCTATGCCTTTGGTCTTACAAGCGGAGGGGTCTGCTACGGCAATTACAGCATCAAATAGTTTAGATTATATGATGGGTATGAAGAATGGATTTTGGAATATCCTCCATAGCATGAGTGTTGAGTTCAATAACGGCAGTATTATACAGCAAACTCCTTTCTTGAATGTGTTTTGTTCCTTTAAGAACCTTACCAGTTGGTCGCAAAACGATATTCTAAATTGGGGTGCTGTGTGTGGTTTCTGCCCTGATACAGCGAGGTCTTGGTTGTATAACAACAACTCTACCGCCAACTCGCTTCTTAATTTCATGAATACAAGCGGTCAGGGTTTCTGTAATAACAGAGTTGCTCCTTATGTTTCTGTTGTTAATTACGGAAATTGGAGTGGAACTCTTACAACTGCTACTGCTACTGCCGTCACGGCAATCGGCACTACCGCTGGTATTTTGGAAGTCGGTATGAATATTCAAGGTCTTAATGTGCCTGTTGGGTGCTTTATTACCGCAATTGTTTATGTTGCTGGTGTTCCTTCTACTGCTACTCTTTCCATCGCTACTACTGGTGCTACAACTGCTACTACTGCTATGATTGGTATTGCCCCTGCTCTATCCTTTCAAGTTGATACTCTTGCTGGTGATGATAGTGATAATATCCGCCAACTTTTCAACGCTGGTCTTCAACAGCGTATCTCTTGGTTGAACTACTCCCTTTCCAACTTGGGTTCTGCCGTTGTCCCTACACTCGCAAACTCTTTGACTTCTAACCAAGTTTCTCTACTCGCTGGTTCGTCAGGAACGGCAACAACTTCTGTTCTTACTTCGTCAGGATATAACCAAATCTTCCAGTCGTATGTCCAGAAGGCATCAACCACTCGCTCTATTGTTTTTGACGCTGTTATTCGTCTTAAAGATATTGCTGACTTTTACCAAAAGTGTCCTCTACTTAAAGGTTCTACTATGCGTATCTACCTCAACACTAACCAAGTTTATTTCACGATTGGTGCTTGTGCTCCTGTTGTTGCTGGTGCTTATTCCACAGCAGGACAAACTCTTACGCAAACTAATACTGGTTGTGTAGCACTAACTTCTACCCCTGTTATTTTGGGTGGTGGTGGAACGAACCCTGTGATGGTTTCCTCTATGGATATAGGACAGGGTGGTTCTAATCTTGTTCCTATCGCAAACACTCTTCCTGCTGCCCCTGAAAGCGTTAAGATTGGTTTGTCTATTGTTAGAACACAATTCTTATCAGGTCAATTCACTACCTCTGTTGCTGCCCCTGTTACGAGTGTGCGTCTATACGCTCCTGCCTATACTATGTCGCCAATCGCAGAGCAAAGATATTTGAGTTTAACCCCTACCAAGAAAATCGTGTATAATGACTTGTTCCAATACTCCTTCACTGGTGTATCGTCAGGAGGCACTTTCTCTTTCCTCGTTACGAACGGCATACCGAATATTCGTGGTATTTTGGTAATTCCTCTGCTTCCCAAAGCGTCCAACGGCGTTGCTTCTACTTACGCTACTACTACTCCTCTTGCTGGAACAACCACCTCTTCTCTTCTTTCTCCCTTCTCTACTACTGGTGGAACTCCTGACCCTATTTCTCTTTCCAACTTCCAAATCCAAATTAGCGGTAAGAACTTATTTATCAATAATCTCCAATACGATTATGAAACCTTCTACGAGCAACTTGTTTCCTCTAACCAGTTGAACGGCAGTTTGACTACTTCTCTATCGTCAGGTTTGATTGGATTTAGTGAGTTTGAAAGTTTATACAGATACTACTACGGAAACGCAGGTCGCTCCATTCCAAGTGAAGATGGTGTCGCAAAGGCAGTCCAAGTATCAGGTATTAACAACTCTCCTAACACAATTGACTTTATGGTCTTTATTGAGTTTGAACGCCAAATTGTTGTGGATGTAAGAACAGGTGCGAGAGTTCAGTAAAACAATTCCTCTTGTGGTCTGTAAATAAAAGATTAATAGAGAATAAATAAAAAGAAGTTTTATTAAATCTGTTTTTGTTAAAAGCATGAGAAAACAATAGCATATCTCGTGTTTAGCAATATTTTTTTTAGATTTTTATATATACCAATATATATAAGAATGGAAGTTATGAATGTGCCTCAATCAAGAAGCAGAATTAGCATCGCACCAAGTATGGTTAAGGGTAAAGGAACAAGGGTAGGTGGTAAAAAGGGTATGCGTTTGCCTCCTCCTCCTCCTATGGAAGGTGAGGGGTTTATGGATGTTTTGAAGTCAGTTGGAAAAGTGGTTGCTCCTATCGCAATTGATTTAGCAAGTAAATACGCCAAAGAGCGTTTGGGTGGTGGAATGGCGTTGCCTCTTAATATGTCCCCAGCACAAAAACGCACTCTTAAAAAGGGTGGTGCTATTACTATTAAACCAGAGATGATTAGTGATGTAGCACAACAGGCACTCGCCATGCTTCCTGCTTCTGCTAAAAAAGTATTGAGTTCTTTGAGTAAGAATAAGGGTGTTAGGTTTGCTCTTAAACAAGGCGAAGATGTAATTGATAGAATGAGTGGTAAGGGTCTTTTTGATGTTCTCAAATCCGTTGGTAAGGTTGTTGCTCCTATCGCAATTGATTTAGCAAGTAAGGAAGCAAAGCGTCGTGTTTCAGGTGAAGGTCTTTTTGATGTTCTAAAATCTGTTGGTAAAGTTGTCGCTCCTGTTGCGATTGATTTAGCAAGTAATTACGCCAAGAAGAGATTAAGTGGTGGAAGAATGCGTAAAGTTCCTATGAGTATGGGTTGCGGTTCTCCTTATGTTTCTGCTCCTTATAAGCAGGTTATGGATTTAGGATTAGCAGAGAATGGTGCTGGTATTAATCCTGCTGGAAGTTATGGTGGGGGTATTTATCCTGCTGGGCGTTATGGTGGTATGGTTGGTATGCCTATACAGCAAGGTAGTCCTTATGCTGATATGAGTAGTCCTGCTATGCGACCTTTCATGCCTACTCGTGGTATTCAATCTTACGACCCTATTGGTAAGAAAGAAGGAAGAGGCAAGTTTGGTTCAATAGTAGGTTCTCTTTTAGGCAACTTTTTACCTTTTTAATTTCTATTAATTAAA